TTTTTTTTTTTTTTTTTTTTTTTTTTTTTTTTTTTTTTTTTTTTTTTTTTTTTTTTTTTTTTTTTTTTTTTTTTGGTTTTATTTGACCCCCCCGGTCGGGGATCCGCCTCATAAGGTGACTCTAAGAGGAGCGAGATGTGGATGCAGTGTGACTGCTGACAAACAAAAGGAATCTTACATATCAATTTCGAGTTCTTGCGGCCACTCGAGGCTGGTGATTTCCTTACTGCAGATGACGCGTTGTGCTAATTCCATAACTTCCGTAGTTGATACGTCGTCTCCGTACGCATCCATCATGAATTCAAACGTTTGATCTTCGCTCAACACTACTTTTTCCTTGTAGATGAGCGATTCCAATTCCTTAAGTTCGATTCCTGATGTGCGTGTGAACCACGAGACTTCGTCTACATTAATGTGCGCTTTGTCTTCTTCAGATTTGTAACGTGCGATAAACAGGTCCCGCATTTGGGGCATGTGCCGGAACTCGTAGGCATAGGAGAGAGCCTTGCCCGCCATGTAAGCCGAATCGGAAACGGCAGCGTTTGAACTGGCACGAGCATTGAAGCGCGCCAACGCTTTTCCGATCTTCGGCACCATACACCACTTGTCTGTGTGAGTGATGATACGGCGGGACAGAAATGTTGCCTGGCCGGATATGAGGGGCCAGGCCGGAGTGAGTTTCATTTTCGGGTGACTTGAAACCCACTCCTCGATCGAAGCCGTAACTTTACGCAACATCATGCCGAGATAGTCATCTCCCAGCACGACGCAGCGACCCTTGTTGCGGGTAATGGCGGCATAAACAGCCTCGATCGTAACATTCCAGATTGTGTTCCGGGGTGTTGTAATAGTTGTACCTGTTGGGAGCTGGTTCGCAAGCTCCGCACGTAATCCAAACTGATGATTTACAACGGTAAACTCACTCATCTTGTCTAAGAGTGATGCAAACCATTGAGGGGCGCCCAACTTAACGCAGACCTTTTGGAAGATGACATTGGCGAAGTGCCGCTGTCTTAGGTCATTTGCAGAGAAATCAGCCTCGAAGCATTCATTGAATCCCTCCTCCGAACTTGCCCGGAGGAATTCTGCTAGATCGACGTCGTTGGCCTTGTAAGCCATCTTAACTTTGAGGGAGCCAATAGTAGTTTTGTTGAACAGTTCGATCATCCTTTCACAGACGACCATTGCGATAGGACCGGTAAGCG